CGTATACGCGGGAGGAGAGCGCAGCCGCCGCCCAGCTCCGGGAGGCCGAGGCGATGCTCGCGCAGGCCCATCGGTTCCTGGACGCCGCGCGCGCCGCCGCGGGTCTCGTCGAGATCTCGCTGGCGCCGCTCCCCCCACCGAAGCGGAAGCGCCGCTCCGCTCAGCGCTCAAGGAGCATTACCCGTGCTGCGTGACGTCGCCTCGCGCCCCCGTCGGCTGGCTCGCCGTTCGAATCGCTGGACGAAACGCCGTCGCCGCGCGCCGGACAAGCTGCTCGTCGGACTCGAGGACATCGCCGTCGCGGCTGGCGTGGATGTGCGCACGATCTGGCTCTGGTCCGACCCGGACGCCTGCGACCCACTCCGGCTGGAGTACCTGCACGGCATCCCGCGAATCCGCCTGTCGGCGCTCGCGGCGTGGGACCGGCGGAGAATGCCCGGTAATCGCGAGAAGAAGATCCGGGGCTGGAAGGACATCTGCGAGCGCGTGGAGATGTCCCGCACGGCCGCCTGGCGCGCCGCGCGCGCCGATGTCCCCGATCGGCTCCCGGTGTTCACCGCGGACGGAGAGAGGCCGTGGGCGTACGCGGCCGCGCTCGACGGCTGGAAGCGGTCGCGGATCCTCCCGGTGCGGATCCAGCGTGACCGCGTGCGCGCCCTGCGATTGGCCGTCGGTCTGCTCGATGCGCCGCCGAATGGGGCCAGAGCAGGTGCCCCCGCGTCCTCCCGGGCGCAGACGCGCCCAAGCCGGCGCCGCGAACGAAAGGTCGCCGCATGAGCACCCCGTGCTGCAGGCTCGCCGAGCAGCTCTCCGCGGACCGTTTGGAGGCCCTCGACGCGGAGCTCCAGAAGCCCAACCACCGATCGTTCCACAAGCTGGCCGCGGAGATTGGAACAAATCACACGGCGATCCGCCGACATAAGCGGAAGTGTTTGGAAATCGGACCGGCGGAAGAGGGCGGAACAACCGCTGGAACAGCCGGAACAGTGGAACAGCGCGCAGAAGTTGTTCCAGGTGTTCCAGAGGAGGGCGAGCGGACGCCGCTGGAACAGACCCCACCGCGCGCGCGCGCGCCCGTGCCAGGCAAAGAGGCGGGATCACAGGCGGATCGGATCGCCGCCATCCGGCTCCGAATCGTCGAAGGCGAGCTTGTTCCAGCCGATGTTCCAACGTGGGCCGAGGCGTGGGGGCTCACGGAGGGCACGGTGCGGTCGTACGTCTCGGAGGCGTACCGGCACGTCGAGCTCGACCGGGGCACGGTGGACGAGCGGCGCATCCTCGCGATGGGCAAGTGGGACAATCAGATCCGCCTGGTCGACGAGGCGCTGAACCGGAAGAGGAAGCGCCCGCTCTCGGCGACCGAGGAGTCCTTCCTGCTGAAGGAGCGCGCGTCTGCGATCACGGGGTGGTGCAAGGCCGCTGGCGTGTTCGACGACTCGACCAAGCTCACGGTGAACATCTCCGGGAATCCCGTCTTCCTGGCAGTGACGGAGGCGCTCTTCCAGGCGCTCGTGCCGTACCCCGAGGCGCGCGCGGCGGCGCAGGCAGCGCTCTCGGCCCGGCTCCAGGTGCTGCGCCAAGGTCCGCCCGTGCCCTCCGCGGTGATCACGGTCCCGGCGGAGCCCGCGCCGGCTCCAGGACTTCCCGAGGGCGGACGGGGGCAGCCGGTTGTTACGTAGGCCCAGACGCTATGAAACACATCGCCAAGGTCGAGCTTTCGCGCCTCGCCCCTCGAAGGGGTCGCCCCGAGCTCTGGGCGTACAGCTTCGCGGACCTCGCGGCGCTCTTCGAGATGCGCGTGCCGGCCGTTCGACAAGCCGCGCGTCGCGGCCGCTTCGATCCCACCAAGCTGGAGAGCGTGCTCGCGTTCGCGCTCCGGCGCCGACCAGACCTCTTCCAAGAACGATGAAAGGCATCACGCCGTGAGCTTCCCGATGGCGCCCGCCGCGGCCCCGCCCGTCGATCATGAGATCGCCGCGCTGGAGCAGATGCTGGAGATCTGCGAGCGGACCGCCCAGCAAGCGCGGAACGACGCACTCCCGATCTGGGCGCCTCTGCCAGGTCCTCAGACGACCGTCTGGACGCTCGACTGCGACGAGATCCTGTATGGCGGCGCGGCCGGCGGCGGAAAATCGATGCTCGTCGCCGCGCTCCCGCTCCAGCTTCTGGGCGCGCCGCGCGCGCGCATGCTGGTCCTGCGCCGCAACACGAGCGATCTCGCCGACCTGATCGATCTCGCGAAGACGGTCTTCATCACCGGCAACGACAACGGCAAGTACGCCTATCGCGCAGCGGCCCCGGGGAAGGCTCGCTTTCGCGAGGACAAGAATTGGCTGCTCGTCAACGGCGATCGACTCCGCGTCTGGTTCGGCCACTGCAACGACGTCGACGACTGGTCCATCTACATCGGCCAGGCCTTCGACAAAATCTGCTTCGACGAGGTCGTGCAGTTTGAGGAGGTTCAGTACCTCGAAATCAAGGGCCGGCTCCGCGGAGCTGTTCCGGGCATCCGCCGCCAGGTCATCGCGACCACGAACCCGCCCAAGCCGAACGAACCAGGCAATGCGTGGGTGCGGAAACGGTGGGCGCCCTGGCTCGACCCGAAATGCCAAGTCCCGAGCTGGGAAGTCACTGACGAACTGGGCCGCACGGTGCGCGGCGAGGGGCTTCCCGATCGCATTGAGGGCGGAGAGCGGAAACCACCGGCAGACTCCGGGCAGATCCTCTACGTCGGCAAGATCGGCAAGGAAGAGCGCTTCTCTGCGAAGCCGTTTTCGTGGACGGTACTCCTCAACGGCAAGCCGGTCGTGCTCCACGCGGAGACGCGGACGTATGTCAGGGCGCTCCTCTCGGATAACCCCGCGCTGCTCGAAGGCTCTCCGAACTACGCGGCGAAGCTCGCAGACAACGACCCCGTGCGCATGCGCCAGCTCCTGCACGCCGACTGGGAGGTCTCGTACGACGTCGGCGAGATGTTCAAGCGCGCTCGCTTCGAGGTCGTCGACGAGGTGCCCGAGGGACACGCCATGTGGGCGCGTGCCTGGGACTTCGCCGGCACGAAGCCTAGCGAGCAGAACAAGGACCCTGATTGGACCATCGGACTTCTGGGCTGCAAACACGAGGACGGGTTTATCTACCTGAAGCACGGTCATGCGATGCGCGATGAGCCGGGCGAGGTGGAGGCCGCTCGCGCTCACTATGCGGTCGCGGACGGGCCCCTCGTGAAGCAGCTCTATCCGCGCGACCCCGCAGAAGCAGGAAAGACAGCCGCGCTCTTGCGCGTGAGCGCGGCGATCGAGGACGGCGCGCCGGCCGACATGGTGCCGGCCACCAAGAACGTGCTCGGCAAAGCCGAGGCGGTGAGCGCCGCCGCGCACCCACGGGCCCTCGGGCGCACGGAAGGATACGGCAAGATCCGCGTCGTTCGCGGCGATTGGAACGATGCCTTCTTCGACACCGTCGAGAAGTTCCCGAAGGCCCCGCACGACGACTGGGTGAGCGCCCTCGCCGACCTCTACAACCATCTCATGAGCGCCCCCGGATGGGTTCCGCCAGTCAGGCCGGCCCCGCGCCCCGCGATGCGCCTGGGTCGATCGCGCGGGTTCGGATAGGCCGAGGCCATATCATCGCCAGAAACAACGCGTTCGAAAACACCGCGTAAACAAGACCAAGATCGTGCAGCGGATATCATTGCGACGCACGGTTTTGCCGCATAGCCTTTTGTAGCCTGGCGCTGCCATCCGGGATCGAGAGAGCAGCGCCGCTGCGGCCACGGAGCCGCGCCCCTGTTTGCGCTGCCGGCGGAGACTCGATGTCTCCGGGGCGGCCTCCTTCCGTCCCTTCCGCACAGGACTCGCCCCCATGAAAGCCACCACCCAAGACAGGTACGACCTGTCGAAACGGTTCGGCGCGCCCGTCGCGGCGCGTGCCGATCTCGATGCTCTCCCGGTCGAGGCCAAGGCCAACGGCCAGCTCCGCACGGTGCTCGCGGACTACTCCATCTGGGTGTACCGCGAGGACTCGGACGACTGGGTGACTCCGACGCTGGGCGACGGCCCCGCGGGCGATTACGTGCAGGAGTGGACGAACCCCGCGGCCACGAGCACCACGGCGCTCAAGACGGCCACGGCGACGGTCGCGAGCACGGTGTCGCTCACCGCGTCGGATCTCCTCGCGGGCGGCAAAACCGCCCTCGCGGCGTTCCCGCGCGTCGTCACGTTCACCACGGCCGGCGGCACCGCGAGCGACGCGCCGGCGACGGCCACGGTGACCGGAACGGGGCCCGACGATGCGGCGCAGACCGAGACGGTGAACCTCTCGCAGACGGCCGCCACGGTGGCGACCACGAAGGCGTTCAAGACGATCGAGACGATCGACTACCCGGCCGCCGACGGCACGGATGCGACGGTCGCGATCGGCATCGGCAGCGCATTCGCTCTCGCGAAGAAGCCGAAGACGTACACCGGCGGCGTCGCGGTGGTGAAGGAGTACGTGAACGGCGCGATCGTGACGAACGGCACGTTCGTGGATCCGACCACGAGCCCGCCCTACGGAACGTATCAGCCGAACAGCGCCCCGAACGGCACGAACGACTACGCCGTCCGCTACGAGCTCGACCTGAGCTGAGCGGCTCGCGGTTCTGAATGGCCACTCCTCGTATGAGCATCGGGCGCGCGCTTGCCGTCGTCGGGCGCGCACTCGGCGGCTTCGTTCGCGCCATCGGCCGAGCGATCACGCGCCCCACCGGCGCGACGCCGATCGGCCCGATGCTCCTCTCCCGCCGGCGCATCGGCGGGGACATCGACGCGCAGGCCGTCTCTCAGATCCTGATGGCTGCGGATCAGGGCTACCTGAACCGCATCGTCGACCTCTTCGACGAGAGTCGGCAGAAGGACTGCCACCTCCACGCGGTCTGCGCGAACTTCGAGCTCTCGCTCGCAGCGTCGGAGGTGCAGATCCTCCCCGCCTCGACGAAGCGACAGGACCGGAAGATCGCCGCGTGGACCGAGGAGTGGCTCTCGGCGTTCGGCTCGGACGTCGACGGTGATCAGACGCTCGACCTCTACGGGCTGATCGAGCACCTCGCACGCGCGTACTGGTACGATCACTCCGTCGCGGAGATCCTCTACCAGCGCCAGGGCGGACAGATCATCCCGGTCGGTGCGGAGCCGGTCCACGCGCGCCGTTTTTGCCGTTGGCCCGCGGACGGACGACTCCGCTTCTGGGACGAATCGGGGGCGACAAGCACCTATCCTGGGGTCGATCTCCGAAGGGAGTTCCCGAATCGGTACATCCAATTCGAACCCCGGGTAACCGGCGGCGGCCCCAACCGAGAAGGCCTGATGGTCTTGCTCGTGTGGGCCGCCATCTTCCGCAACTGGACGGTGCGCGACTGGCTCCAGCTCGCCGAGCTCGCGTGGAAGCCCTGGCGGATCGGGTACTACAACAAGGCCGCCCTGATGGCCGACAAGGGCGCTGCTGGCCAGAAAGACATCGACGATCTGGAGTACGCGCTGGAGACCCTCGTCTCGACGGGCGCGACGATGCTCCCCGACACGGTGAAGCTCAACGTCGAGTGGCCCACGAAGACCGGGGCCGGCGGCGACGGCGCCCACATGGCCCTCGCGACATGGCTTGCCGACGAGATGTCGAAGGCCGCGCTCGGCTCCACGCTCACGGTCCAACAGGGCAAGACGGGCGCGATGGCGCTCGGCAACGTCCACGCGGGCACCACGCGCGGGCGCCGCGATGCGGGTCTTCGAGCGGTGAGTGGCGTGCTTCGTCGCGACCTCGTGGCTCCGGCGGTGCGCCTCAACTTTGGGGCGGACGCGCGCGTCCCGTGGGTCCGTCTGGTGCCCGACGAAGACCTCGACCTTGTGGCCTTCTCGAAGGCGATTGCGACGTTGGCGAGCGAGGGCACCCCGATCTCGGTCGCGTGGCTCTTGAAGAAGATCGGCGCCCCGATGCCGAAGCCGGGCGACCCCGTGATCGGCAATCCCACGCCGGAGCTCGTGCCGGCCAACGATATTCCGAAGAAGGCCTCGAAGAGGATGCCAGTTCAACTGGCAGCGTGACGATGGATGAACAGCAACGAACCGACGACCTCGTGCGCACCTGGATGTCCCTGTTCCTGCCACAGCGCGACGCCAGCACCGGCCGCGCCGGGCAAGGGGCCATGGCTCGACCGAATGGCCTCATGTGCTCCAGCATGCTGGTGCGGAGCGTCCGCGAGAAAGACCGCGAAGTCGACTGGGTCGCTTCCACCCTCGCCGTCGACTCCTATGACACGGTGATCGAACAGGACTGGGAGGGAGAGCACGGCGGGCTCGATCGCTACCGCGCCAATCCTGTCGTCCTGTTCGCGCACGACTCCCGCTCTCTGCCGATCGGCCGCGCCCTCAAGATCGGTGTCGAGAACCCCGGCAAGAAGGACGCGGCGCTCGTCACCACCGTGAAGTTCGCCACGGAGAAAGCCAATCCCATGGCCGAGCTCTGCTGGCAGAGCGTGCTCGAGGACACCCTCCGTGGCATGAGCGTCGGCTGGCTCCCGGGCGGCACCGAGCGGCGCGAGATCGACGGCGTGATGCGGACGGTGTTCATCCGCAACAGCCTTTACGAGCTTTCCGTCTGTCCCGTTCCGTCGAACCCCGAGGCCCTGAGTCGGGCCATGCAGCGGGCGTTCGGCGGACGCGGGCAGTCCTATTCGTTCCCCATTCCTGCCCTCGGCGATCTCGGCAGTCTGCCGGGTGGCGCGGGGCGCGCTCTCACCACTCCTTCGGCGGCCGGCGCCGCCGCAAACCCCTCTTCCACCTCCGAGAAAAAGCCCATGGCCACCCCGCGTACTTTCATCATCGACAACCACGGTCTCGACCAGGTCCGCCGGCTCGGCTCGGCGGAGATCAAAGATGGCGACGACACCTTCCGTGTCGCGATCCCCGGCCTCACGGAGGTCGACGTCAAGGCGCGCAGCCACGAAGAGCGCGCGACGCAGTTCGAGAAGCGCATCGTGGAGTTGACCACGCAGCTCGACGCCGCGAACAAGCGCGCGACCGACGCCGAGACGGCCAAGCAGACCGCCGAGACCGCCAAGCAGAAGGCGGAGAAGGAGCGCTCCGAGGCGGTCGCGCAGCGTGCGTCGATCGAGCTCGCGCCGCTCACCGGCCTCGATCCTTGGCAGTTCACGCCGGCCGAGCGCGACCACGTCGCGAGCCTCGCGGCCACGAACCCCGAGGCGTACAAGCGCATGGTCGAGGAGCGCACCGACAAGGGCGTGAAGGTCGGCGCCCTCTCGCGCCAGGAGCCCCGCAGCCACCTCCCGACCAGCAAGGGCGACCCCACGCCGCGGGATCTGAGCGGCACGCCCGCGCCCGGGACGAGCCTGCTCGCGCAGGCCCAGCGCGCGGTCGACGCGCAGGACGCGCAGAACACCGCGGCGGACTGACCGCCTCGCCACTCCAGATCTCCAGGGCAACGTCCCGAGGGGGGCGCCCTGAACTCTTCCTCTCCACCACCCCCACGAGCAGGTCATGGCCTTCAAATACCGGCCGCAGAAGCGGCTCAACGATTCCGATTTCCAGAAGTTCACCGTGCCCACCGGACAGACCGTCCACGCGGGCATGCCCATCAAGCTCAACGCCACGGACGCCGGCTCCGGCAATGGGAACTACCCCGAAGCGCAGGAGGCCGCGGCCGACACGGACAACCCGATCGCGATCGCCTACGGCGGCGACGATCCGTCGAAGACGTGGACCGAGGGGCAGACCTTCGACGGCGTGCTGCTCGGCGACGGCGCCACCATCCCCATCCTCGTCGGCACCGGCGGCATCACGCGCGGCTCGCACGTCGTCGCGAACTCCGACGGCTTCAAAAACGCGCCGGCGCACGGCACCGGCTCGCGCATCTACTCCCCCGGCGTGGCGTGGGAAACCGCGTCCGCGGGCACGTGGAGCAGCCTCCTCGTCCAGAAGGTCGCGCTCTCGAAGGCGTGATCCAACACCCCCTCTGACCTCACACCTTCGAAAGAGAGATTCCACACCATGGCCACCACGGTCCACTACCGGAAGGGCAAGGGGCCCTTCGGCAACGGCGACGGTCTCGCCGCCCGCTACGCGAAGCTCCAGCGCGAGATGCTGAAGCTCGCCAACGACCCCACCAACGCCGCCGGCAAGCGCGAAAGCGCGCAGCTCGCAACGGCAATGAAGGGAATGATCGAGCGGCACGGTTCCGTCGTCGAGCGCCTCGGCGACGCCTACCAGAAGCGCGATGTCGGCCCCGAGGTCGCGCAGGGCGTGCCGATCCTCGGCAACCTCTCCGTCGCGTACAGCGCCGGCGACATGATCGGCATGGAGCTTCTCCCGATCGCCCCGGTCGATCTCCCGACCGGCGAATACGTGAAGTACGCCCGCCGCGATCGCATGCAAGTCGTGCGGGGCGAGGGGCGCGGTCGTCGCGGCACGGCGAACGAGATCCCGATCACGGAGACGTCCGTGGCGTACACCACGACGGCGCACCAGCACACGGGTATCCAGGGGCTCGACGCCGTGATCGCCGGGCGCATCGCCCAGCGGAACGCGCCGGTCGACCGCCTCGCGCGCATGGTGAACAGCGTCGGCTACCACCACCAGTTGGAGCACGAGGCGAAGGCGATCGAGGCGGTCACCACGGCCGGCAACTACGACTCGGCTCACAAGCTCACGCTCACCTCGGGCACCTACTGGGACTCGGCCGACGCCGAGATCGGCAAGAACATCCACGAGGCCAAGGCGAAAATCTGGAACGGCGAGGGCGACTCCGACCTCGTTGCCTGGTGTCCGCTGCCGGTATGGCAGATCGTCAGCCGCAACACGGCGCTCGTCGGGCTGCTCTCCGCCTCCGATCGCGGGTTCCTCACGCCGGACCAGTTCTGCGAGATCTTCGAACTCGACGGCCTGCTCGTGAGCGATCTTCGCCTCGACTCGGCGAACATCGCCGCCACGGAGAGTGCGGAGTTCGCGTGGGGCAACACCTTCGGCATCGCTCGCGTGTCGCGCACGCCGCAGCAACTCAACGCGGCCCTCGGCTACACGATGCGCTGGAACGCCAACGACGTGCCTCAGGCCGGCCTCATGAGCGGCAACCAGGGCGTGTTCACCCGCATGTGGTTCGACCCCGACGAGGGACCTTTCGGGAGCTTCAAGTACAAGATGGCGGACTACTGGGGCATCAACCTCGTCGCCGCGGACACCGCGTTCCTCTTCTCGTCGCCGATCACGCCCTCGGCCTGGACCGCGCTCCAGGGCTGATTGATGGGCCGGAAGAACCGAAAAGGGCAGGGGGCCACCGCTCCCGCCCTGGCCAGTCCGGCAGACCCCTCGGCGGACGCGACCACCGAAGGCGTGGACGCCGATGGGACCGACGAACTGGAGGAGACCGCCGGCGCGGCCCCCGTCGACGAGACGAGCGCCCCCAGCGACACCTTTCCGGTGGAGACGAAGACGGAGCCCAGCGACCCGGAGCCCCCAGCGTCCAGCCCTGCGGCGGACGCAGAGGAGCCCGAGCCGCCCGTCGACACCTCTCCGCCCGCTCCGCCCGCGGAAGCGAAGGCGGAGCCGCCCAGCGACCCGGAGCCTTCTCCGGAGGTTCCCGCCGAGCCCGCGGAGACCGACGGCACCGCACCTGTCGGCGCCGCCGCGGAGGTTATCTCGGTGGAGCCGCCCGCGACCGTGGACGTTCCGCCGCTTCCGAGCACTTCGCGTCCGTACGGACACGGGCTCGCGGCCTACGAGGCGTGGAAGCGCGCACAGCAGCCTCCTCCCGCGCCGCAACTCGTGAGGGTCCGCGCCCGCACGACGGTCGCGCTCAAGGGCGCGCTCGACGAGCACGGCCAGCCCGCGCGCAACGTCCGCGAGGGCCGGATCTGTCAGGTGCCGGCCTCCGTCTTCGACGCCCACAAGGACCTCTTCGACCTCCTGTGACCGCCCCCTTCTACGCCGATCTCTCCCCCGGCCGCGGTTGGAACGGACGCAATCCGGAGGCGCTCGAGGTCGCGACCGCGTCGCAGCTCACCGAGCGCACCGTGAGCTCGTTCCTCCCGGCAGGGGTCGCGGCGCTCGCGACCTACCCGCACACGATCGCGTTCCTCGTCGGCGGCGACGTGGCCGATGCTCCCACGACGGCGACGATCACGGGGACCTCGGCAGGCAGCACCACCACGGAGGTGGTGTCGCTCGTGACGCGACACGAAGGGGAGCGCGTCGCCTCCGCGGCGTGCAGCGAGAAGACGTGGAGCGCCATCTCGTCGATCGTGTTCTCCGCGGGGGCCGGCACGGGCGCCACGATCGCGATCGGCCTCGGGTTGATCGAAGGCGTGCGCGACGTGCGCGGGAAGATCCACGTGGCGACGATGCTCAACCTGCTCGACTTCGACGGGGACGGGCTTGTCGATCGCATCACGCTCGACGAGTACGCCGCGCGCGCCTCCAACGAGATCGACTCCGTGCTCTCGGCTCCCGAGGGCAATTTCTCCGTGAGGGGCCCCGAGGGCCGCGCCTTCGACTTTCCCCCGCCTCCCAAGGTGGGCGACATCGCGGGGGACTTCTTCCTCGCGTTCCTCGGAGCGCGCTTCCCCACCGTCGTTCTGGCGGATCACCAGTGGTACGCGAAGGAAGCCACGCGGCAGCTCAACGAGCTCCGGAAGGCCTATCGCGGGACCGGCCAGCCCACGGCCGAGGCGCCGGCCAACGTCGGCGGCGCGGTGATCCCTTCTCCGAGCGAACCGCGCAACCGGCCTCGATGGACCGGCACGGGCAAGTTCGGGATCTTCTGACTCCCTTTCTCGCGAGACTCCCATGTACACCAGCATCAATCCCCGCCCCGAGAACGTGCGCCGCGAAGGCGCCAAAGAGCTGATGACGCTCGTGCTCGGGGGGCTCTCGCTCGCGCTCTTCGTGCAGCGCGCGCACTGGGCCACGCGCGGCCCGAGCTACCTGCCGTTCCACCGCATGTTCGGCGAGGTGTACGAGGGGCTCAGCGAGGTGAACGATCGCCTCGCGGAGAGGGCCGCCTCGCTCGGCGTCGAGGACCCGATGGGCGAGGCGACGAGCGTGCAGGTGCCCGCGCTCCCCACGCGCGACGGACTCAAGCTCTGCGCGTCCCTCACAGACGGATTCGTGGCGTACTTGTCGCGCATCTACGAGGTGTACGCGAAGCTCGAAGAGCTCCGCCTCGTGGCCGACTGCAACGCCGTGCAGAGCATCGCCGAGGACGTCGAGAAGCTCGGCACGATGATCAGGAACCACACGCTGGAAGGCTGATCTCGCCGATGCTGTGGTGGAAACGACTGCTCACGTGGTGGTTCGCCACCGCGATTGAGAAGGCCTGTCCGTGCGCGCTCTGTTCGAGCGGCGGCTCCTGCGTTGCTCCGCCGCGTTCCCTGCGCTGATTCTCCTTCAACCCCGATGTTCATCGTCACGGACAACGCCGACGAGCTGCTCGCGGAAGCCGCTGCGTTCGACGCGGAGCTCCACGCCGGCCTGACCTCGCTCACCGAGGAGACGTGCGTCGAAGCAGCTGCGCACGCGCGCGCCGTGGGACAGTTCCAGGACCACTCGGGCAACCTCCGACGCGGCATTGTCGGCTTTCTCGTCCAGAAGACGGAGACGGGCGCGCAAGGGCAGATCGCGAGTGTGATGCCCTATTCGTCCTTCGTCGAAGGCGGGACTCGGCCGCACGAGATTCGAGCACGCGGCGCCGCGCTTCGATGGGAAGGACCCAACGGCCTCCGGTTCGCCAAGGTCGTTCACCACCCTGGCTCTCGGCCGTACCCGTTCATGGGTCCAGCGTATCTCAAGGCGCAGGC